GGTATTCTTTTTGCGATGCAAATACATAGTTCTTGCTGTTGCGCATTAGGAAGTAGTTCCTAGCCAGCATAGCCCCCGCCTTGTATGAAAAACCCTTACGGCGTGCTTTGAGAACTACCAGGTGTTTGTTTGTTTTTCTGGCTTCGTCTACCGCAGTGAAGTAGTGGTGGTCTCCGTCGTAGAAGGCAGGAAATGTTCTTTCTCTTCGTGCGATCTTTGTGCCATCTGCCATGAATTCGTCCACGACTCGGTCGATAGGGCAGAAGTTTAGGTAGAAATAATGATACCCCGTTATGTCTAAATACCCCTGCGTGCATCTTATTTTCTGTTCATCCCAGTAGTCATAGTACTCCTTTGTTCCAGGCAATGCATCTGTATAAAACCCAAAGTCTAGATAGTGCTGCGCTGCTGGTGAGTATTTAGCTGAGTTACGAAACATGGTCTTTGAAGTAAGAGGACAGAACTGCTTCCAAATGCAGGCCATCATCCTTGAACATTTCTTCCAGTATTACCAGGTCTACATGGTCTTTGTAGTACTTGTAGTATGCGTTTAGGTTTACAGCCTTTTGTTTTGTGTGGTTCGAAAAGAGGTATATGACCTTTATGTTGTAGTTCTTCATTTGCCGCAACTCCCACTCTGCCACCTTCTCTGGTATTCTAGGATTGTTGAATATACAGTTGGGGTGCAGTATGCATAACTCGTAATGTGTATGCGCCAATTCTTTAGGTCTAAGCTTTTGGTTGGCAATCTGTAGATTGGTCAGCTTCCTGACAACCTCCTTCACAGTTTTCTTGTGGTTTTGGTTGTAGCCTGCTATCACGTACTTACTAGGCCTCTCCATTACTGTGAATACTTGTTGGTTACCACACCACCCCTGTTGGGGTTCTCCTTCTGTTCGTGTTTCTTGACAATAGCCTCCAACTCCTCGAGACCATTGACAACCTTACCCATGTTTGCCAAGTTGGCGATCAGGTCCTTGGCGTGGTAGATGGGCTTGCCGTGGTCATCTAGAACGTTGAGGTTTATCGTATCAAAGTATCTCTCCAGTTTAGTTACCGAACTACGTGCAGATTTTAACAGTTTAATTGCTGATGTTTCTGAGAGTTCCTTATACTTGTCGACTGCACCCATCACTTTGGGTGTGAACTTAACCTTGAGATCTTGGCTTATTTTACCGACACGTTCTTCACTGTCGTACACAGCGTAGGGGGAGCGGTGGTCCGCATAGAAGTATACCGCACCCAGCTCTTGCCCTTTCAAACCCTTGAACTCATTGATGGTGAGTGCGTACGCGCTTGGGACAACTACATTGTTACTGACAGTTATCAGGTCTCGCATCAGACTGGAGATACTTCAATTACTACTGTGTTAGATGGGGTTGAATTATCTACATGAATGTCTCCATTACTACCAAATCCGTAGAATGCCCCACCGCTGGCAGCTACATCTGCTACAGTATAAACTAGTCCTTTTCCTGTGTGGAGCTTGTTGTAGAAGTTTATAATTGCAGTCCACATACCATCTCCTGGATTATTGAACAAAACTTTTACTTTGTCAGATTCTCCTGTGTTTGCATTCTCTTCCCCTACAGCATTCTGCAGCGGGGTAAAGAAGAACTCTGCGTAGTTGCCATTCCTAAATATTCCCCTAAACGCGCTTGTAGGATAGAATACCTGGACTCCCGAACTATTTCTAAATCTTAGTAGCTTTGATGGTAGTTGTTGACTCATGATTATTCAAATGTTTTAGTCGCCCCGGTAGGACGTGGAATTTACCAAGATACGGCAGTCTGACTGATTCGAAGCCGCCATCCTTTATTATGCGTGCAGTGTATTTAAACTGGTAATAGACTGCTTCCTCAACTTTCTGTATAGATAACCCATACTTAGTTGCTAGACGTTGTAGAATTACCTTTTCTTCCATCTCTTCTCTTTCTTCTGGCAGCCTTTATTTTCTCCAGCCTTTCGTTCTTCTTAAGAGCTATTGCCTTTCCATTGGCTCCCACTACCTCTTTGAGCCACCGTTTGTCTGGGCAACTGGATGTAGCCCATTTGGCTTTGTGCTCTACCAGGCATCCGCATTTACCGCACCTCATAGCATCTCTTCTAAGATGCTCGCATGCGTCGCATTCTCCTAGTCTCTTTTCGTATACTTCTTCTGTGACATTGGGTGCGCCTTCCTTTGCATAGTCTTTTACCTCTTTAGCAAAGTTCTTCAGCATATCCAGCATCGATGGTTTCTTCTTCCCCATTTTCTAAGTGTTGTATGATTATTACTGCTTGTGTCCCGCTTGGGTTATATATTACTGATATATACCAAGGATCGTAGACAAACGCATCAAATACGGCCATCCTTTACGGTTATTGTTACATCGTTCTTGAGGTTCAGCAGACCGGATAGTTTGTACCCGTTCTTTGTTTTTCTGATTGCCCCCTTGTCCTTCAGTCTCTTGACGTAGTTGTTCAAGGTGTTTGGGTCTTTTACATCCAGGCTTTCTGCTACCTTCTTCTTGTTGTCTGCAGAGCACAGGTTTACTGTGTCTCCCAGGTCTATAAAACTGGATAGTACCTGCAGCTCTTTCTCAGTTAGCTCCAGTATTCCGTTAAACACCTGCAGAAACTGGTAGGTAGTCTTTACTTCTATCTTAATGTTACTGCTCATCTGAATACTATTTTAGCTCTCCCGTCGTCTACGTTGATGCGGCTGGTGGAGGACTGCCTGTTGAACTCTTCTACGAACTCTTGTATGTTGTCTCTTGTCACCAAGAACGACAGAAATACTTCTAGTTCTTTAGCTGCTCTGTGGAGGTTCTGCTCCTTCTCGTCAGCTGTTTCTTTGGCGGACCTCAGCTCATCAAACGCTTTGATAGGTATGGTTACGCTTCCCTCCATCAGTCCGGTATGACACCGCAGATAGTGAATTCGTTGACCATGACAAATTCACCCTCATCCAGATTGATCACAAGACCTTCTGACGTGGGGTGAACCATAACTGTGTCGCCCTCCTTGACCATCTGACATTGTGGTCCGGCAGCAATTACCTTAAGGATGTTAGTACGTAGTGAGTTTTCTGCACCCCCAACAAGCTCGATACCGCTATCAGTCTTGTCCTTACGTTGCATCGGGAGCACTACCCAGTCCCGCGTTGGTTTGAAATTAATACTTGCCATAATGCTTGGTTTATGACAAATATATAACAGTAGGTCTTATATAACCAAATGCTTTACAAAATATCTGCGAATTTTTCGCTGACTTTGAAGCTGGGGCATGCTTTACTAGCGTATTCGTTGTGCCCGTGGAGGGTTAACTCTTTGTCCCACACCATACGCAGCGAGAAGATCAGCTCGCGCATTGCGTGCTCTTGAGCTGGTGTCATCGTATCCTTTGGGTTCATGTCTTCATCGCAGCCCCCAATGTAGCAGATACCTATTGAATCGGAGTTGTGTCCTTTGACGTGTGCCCCTGCACGGTCAAGCGGTCTTCCAGCCTCCAAAGTACCGTCTAGCTTGATACAATAGTGATACCCGATATCTGACCATCCTCGGTCTTCGGTATGCCACTTCTTGATTGTAGCTGCGTCTATGTCTTGTCCCTCTCTCGTTGCGGAGCAGTGGATGATGATGCGGTTGATTTCTCTCATGACTGGATACAATTTACCCCCTTGGTTTTTGTGTTTAGCAGTTGGACTTCCACTCGCCGTTTTAAGCCTACGTGGGGGCATTTCTATCAGCCTATAGCCTGGTTCCCACCCGAGTTTTATACCAACGCACTTTGCGAAACTACCGGGGACAACGTTCACTGACTATGGTGACAGCTACTGTAACCCGATGTCTAGGCCCTTTTTGATTACCCAGGGCCGGTCGCTAGGAAGCGGTTTCGGTGCGAATATACGGCAACTTAGAAGTCGCTCAAAATAATTTCGTCGACTACCTCTTGAACTTCTTCAGGGGTAGTCTCCATGGTCATCATAATGTTGGCTTGGAAGCGTTCTACTTCCTCACCCTCATTGAACACAATGATTGTAGGTACAACAACAATCTTGTGCTCTACCTGCATCTCAGGTTCTGCCGAGATGTTTACTCGTACGTGGTTACACTCGGATATATCCTCTATCCAAGGAACGCTGTTCTGTTTGTTAAAGTCCGCGTTGAATTCTACGACACAGATACCATCAAGCTCAGGCTTTATGGATACAGGTGCCAAGAATAGCGCAGACAATAGTACAGCTATTAGTGCAGTTCTCATGTCTCATTTTAATTGGTCTATTTTTTCTTCGATGCGCTTGATATCTTGTTTGATCTCAGTCACATCTTCTTGTGTGCTCATGATAGTTTGTCTGACCAGTTGGTCTTTCATATCAAACTCCATGCGTGTAATCTCGGGGGCCGCTGGCTCTGGGAGCTCCTTTGCTTCTGCGATGTCTGCCTGTAATGCAAACCACATTCCTACAATGGTGCCTATGCCTGCTACTGCCATTCCTATTGTCTTAAGGTCTAGAGTTACCTTAGTGTCCTCTCCTATCTGCTGTGCCATTTTAAATAAGTATGTAGTTCAACCCAACGGAGAAGTCATGCCACTCTCTATCCCAGTACCTATTGTACTTACCCTCTAGGAATACCCCAAAGCTTTTGTTGAACTTAACCCCAAATATAAGTCCTACAGAATAATCTACCCACTGTGAGCTATTAACAAAACGGTGGTAGGAATACTCTCCATCTGTGTCCAAGTGGAAAGGCATCAAGTTACCCCATGAGTGTAGCCAGAAGTCTTTATCGTAGTGGTAGAAGTCGTATCCTATGACTGCTGAATGCACCCACTGGCTGGGGAGTTCAGAGCGCTTCCTGGCTACGTAGTCGTTAAGCACTTGTGGTATCACCACCTGCTCCCATACGGCCGGGTCGTTTGCTACAAGCTCCCCACTTGGGTCAAAGAACTCTCCCGTATTAACATCTATTGTGTATCCTTCGTCTAATGCTAACGATGTATAGTGTATCTGGTTGTTGTCAAGCAGGAGCTCTGTCAACGGGTCGTACCCATAGGGTTCAGATATGCGTTGGACTATCCCAACGTTGAGCGAGAGCTTCTTCCCAATCTTGGTGCGTAGTCTTTGTGAGCCCTCGAAGTAACGTATGTCAGCAAACCCGTCCGCCAAGTACTCAGCCTTGACTATCCAGTGGTCTGCTACGTAACGTATGAAGTAGTCTTGGTCTAGGAAGTTTCTTCCTTGTTGTCTTCTCCAGTCAGCTTCAGCGAGGAACTCGAGTCCGTTTCGTTTTCCAACGGTGGCTGCGTCCCCGTACGTGTTCTCAGTGCCATTGTAAAACACATTAGCTCTGTTTTCATAGCCAAAACGCGCAATCTTGCGGACCCCAAGCGTAAGAGAATAGTCAAAGGGCGTTTCAACAGTCCCGGTTGTAAGTGATCCGGAAGAGAGAGAGTATGTGTCAAAATCAGATACCGAGTTGCCTCCATTAGCCGCCGCATAGAACGTCGCTCTTCTAAGAACTTTGTTATAGAAATCTTGCGCATTTGCATTAAAGGTAAGTGCTAAAAGCACAAGTGTGATGAAATATCTCATTGTCTTACGATTGTTTCTTTGATGACTCTACCCTTGTAGTTTATCACCAGAGTGTATACCCCTGGAGTTGGGAGTTCAATTCTTTTGTCTGATGTCGTGATCACCTTTTGCCCAACAGAGTTGAATACTGTGGTAAGTGTCCCGTTAGGTGCTTGCACAGTGACTACGCCTTGTGTTGGGTTAGGGAATACGGATAGCTCATCGATGTAGCTTGGGACATCTGTTATCCCATCACCGCAGTAGCCGTACATCTCGACGCATACTTCATCCCACTCGGTTTGGCAGCAGTACGGGTCTACGCTAATAACCCACGCATAGCATGGATCATTGAGCCAATAAGGCACCCCAGGACCACCAATGCACCCAGCATCGTACAGACAAGCAGTATCGTTTGGAGTGTTGACTGCGCTGTCATAGTTATACGCTTCCGGGTCCGCGCATCCTTCAACCACTTCAATGCATGAGCCGTTGTCAGTGTTAGCATCCTCATCAAAATTAAGGGCCACAGGATCAGTACAGCCGTAAACAAAAGGCACGCAGCTCCCATTCTCAGTATTAGCTTCTGGATCATAGTTGTATTGTGTTGGGTCAGTGCATCCGAACACTACAGGGATACACTCCCCCGCATCGGTTGCGTTTTCATTATAGTTAAAAGCGGTGGGGTCTTGGCATCCTACTACCTCGAGCTCATCACACACGCCGTCGCCGTCCATGTCGTTTACGCATTCGTTGT